TAAACTGTTCACAGTCTTTGTTCCAGTGGAAGGTAGTCATAGCATTGCGCTTGAAGTCCTCATTCACCCTATGAACAATAAAAGCATTGTCAATGTAGTTAGTTAGGTTTGCAGTTCCGCTTACATCCTCCAGGCGGAGCAGTCCATTTGCCTTTCTTGGATGCGCTACAAACACAATGTGACAGTTGGTTTCCATTGCCATGACTTTCAGGCTCCGGACAAAATCAGTCTGCGCTTCATATTTGTCATAAGCATTAAAGCTGCTGATATCCAAACTCATTAGGTTATCTATAACCAATAAGTCTGCCTGAATAGCCTCGACCTGTTTTCTGAATACCGTCAATAACTTCTTAAAATCGTGGCCGTGGATATTGTTATAGAGATAGAACCTATCAGCCATCCACAAGGCGATTTCGTGCTTTATTTCGGGTTTCACGAAGTAATAACCTTTATGATGTTCATCTTCGGTGCAGAAGTCTTTGCCTGCAGCCTGCAACATCATCCAGTCAATGAAGTTGGTATCTGACAATTCCCCGGAATAAGCAATGCACCTATGACCATCTTTTATTGCCTCTAATAAGAACTGTGACAGTATCGTAGATTTAGATCCACCACGCAGCCCGGTTATTACGCTGAGTTTTCCCTTTTCAAGTCCTCTGAGCTTTTGGTCGAGGAGATTTATTCCTGTCTTAATAAACCCTCTACTCTTTTCCGGTTGCTCAACAATTTCCAGTGCGGTTTCAAATAATGGAGCCTCAAAGTTTTCCACAGGCTGTGGATTAATCTTGCGGTTGCGGTTATGCAGGGCCCAGCCTTCATCAATATGGTTGTCTACTGTCTTCTTTTCGTATGCATCAGGCTCGTATTTAAGCCTTAATGATTTCCAGTCATAACAACTGCACGAATTATGTAGACACTTAAAACCAATTGCTCCATTGCTTCTGATAAACACGGCTGCATCAGGAGCCTTGTGTGAAGAATCAAAAGGGCACCCATCTTCAAGAATGTACTTTGTTCCATCCTTATAACTCGACTCCGTATATCTGAGACCATTTCGGTCAAGCCATTCAGAAACCTTAAACTCTTTCGGGTTATACTTGTTATAGGCCTGAGGCTTTTCCGGTTCTTCGGTAAACTGTGAAGCCAACGCTTCCAGGTATGCTCTGTCCGTAATTGTGGGAGGATTTACGGATATTATTGAGCTCATCCTGTGCGGTCGGTCTTTAATGTTGCTACCCTTTTGTGCCAGGGTTCCATACAGTTTACTGATTCGGCTTGGGTTATAAGTACTGGTATCAACGTCAATCTCATCATTGCTGAATAATGCATCCAGTGTCTTTAGGCATTTCTCTACCAATTGGCGATTTTCTTCAGTGTTCTTTAACTTAATCTTGTATAAAAGATGCGCACCATTTCCGGATACGGCCTTAATAGGCTCGCCAAAGCCCAGTCCCTGAAGATATGCGTAGATTTTTTTTGCCAATTTATATGCAGCATTTAATTCCGTATCACTGGAGGATATGCCTGCAGGACGTTTAGGATCTAAATCAACAAGCAACCAACGATATCCAATAATGTCATTGTCAGAAGTAGTTGAAGCACCCTGGATAAAGCAATCGCTCTGCTCTCTGCCAAATAATTCAGTTTTTACTGCTCCAAGAGTGATATATACATTGGACTTACGGAGATCCACCTTATCAAGATTCTCAATTAATGAATCTGCATCGTAGAAATATCCACTTAGGACTTTCTTACTTTTAGCAGTTGGCACAATTCTTATCTCAAATAAGTCCTTGTCACCATTGATTAATGCAATGGCTTTTCTTATTTCAGTTTCATTGAATAGTTTACTCATTGCCAATCATCATCCTTTGAATAATCACGTGGGCCGCCAGGGCCACTATATATATTCTTATCTTCTTTATCTTCTTTACTTTCTTTATATTCTTGTTTGTTTCCGTTCGTGTATCTATTGGTGTGTCTATGCGTGTTATTAGGTGTGTGCTTATTGGTGTTACTATTCGTGTTATCACTCGTGTTCGGTATATCCTGGAAAACCCCATAATTTTCAATGGTTATAAGCGTTCCGTTAGTGTTCACTACAAACGTAATCATACCGAGCTCTTGTAACATCGTTAAGTACCGTGAAACCCACCCTATAGAACGGTGCCAGCGCATTGCTAATTTCCGCATAGAAGTCTTATGTTGACCACGCTTTATAATGCGTTTTCTGCGACCTTCAACAACAGTTCCGTCCTCGTGGTTTGCAAGCATAATCAAGTCAATCCAAGCGGCTCTGATGTCAAACGGATCTTCTGAAACCCATAAATCGTTATCCCATATTGATCTATATATTTTTATCCATCCGTATGCCATTTAATCACCGCCTAAAAGTTTATAAATTATGTAGCCTGTTTCGTCTTTGTCGCAGAACTTAATATCAACGTGGTATTTGTCCTGAATCGTTCTCAGGGATTTATAGAGCTGTGGACCGTCCGTTGCTTTGGGGAACATTTTCGCCCTCTTAGGCCGTCCGTTTTCCATTGTGTACTCATACTTATCAAGACGTGGGTTGTGCCAGTTATAGACATCACCCAGGCATTTGACGTCCTTACCGTGCTCAATAAGAATGATTAACTTGGTGCCGGATTCAAGCGCACGGTTCAATTCATTGGTGAAACGCTCGTGTTGTTGAGTAATGTTCGTACACACTTCTAAGAGGTCTTTTTTTCGGTCTATACATAAAGCTAAATTGTCTACGTCTGCATAGTCACCAACGTCAAGCTTCTTGTGGAAATACTCAACACCAATTGCATCGAATTGTGGCTCAATACGTTTTAACTCGCTCTTGTGCTCCCTGGTATCAATTTGGATCAGCACTAGAACGGAATATCCATATCTGCTACCGGAGTGAAGCCCTCAACTGGAGATTCGTGAACCGGTGTTGCAGCAGGCTTTGTTCCCTTCTGCTTTTCAAGAGTGAGAAGTTCAGGAACCTTCTGCTCTGAAATCTTGGCAACATCACACCACCAACGCTGTTCGTTCTTGGTTGTAACCTTTCCGTTGTATTCGTTTTCAACTGGGCCATAAACTGCGCCGATAATTTTCCCCTGGAGAACGGAGCAGAATCTATCGCCCCAATCATCATCGGTCAATGTATAGCCATTGCTACGTTCCAGGGATGTAATGAACGATTTGAAGCCCTTAGAGCACTTTCCTTCATCATCTACGGTTACGATGTATGCCATACCAGCGTGAGGCCACTTCTTGTCCGGTCTGATATCCTTTTCAAAGGCATCGTGGAAATAGTTAGCCTGGATGTCACCCTTTGCGAAATCGAAAGCGATAACTATCATTGGCTTGTTGGTCTTGGTCATTCTTTCCTCGGCCTTGATAATGCGGCAGATATGTCCTCCAGCCTCTACTGGGGTATATTCTCCGCCAACTTTTGTGTTGTCATAGTCATTAGGTTTAATCATTTTCAGTTCTCCTTAAACTGCTTCTGCCTTGAAAAATACTTCCGCATCAGGTGGCAGACACCCATTGCTACGGAAAAAGTTGTATCTTACGTTGCTAATTGCCTTTGCTCCACTCTTTGACACTGTATAAGTTTGGCTATCATTTCGGCATACTTCCTCGCCCCAATTATTGAAACGGATTACCGAAATAGTTACCCTGAATTTATGACTTGGCTTCTCCATTCCTCTTTCCTCCGGACATTCCGTAGTATTCACGAATCACTTCATCAACTGCTTTGAGGTCATTTTCGATTTTTAGATCTGAGAACATTCCTTCAGGGCTCTTGGTAATATCTTTGCCGTCAGTCTGAGTTACGAAGTAATGCTCGCTGGAATTGGATAAGCAGCGCAGAACGATAGTGCAGAGTCCCTCAATGCAGACCTTTTCGTTAAGCAACTTACCGATAGTTCTGAGTTTGGTATCCCCATAATCATTCGTATCTTCGTGCATTACGATATAAACGATTACATCTTCAGGAAGGTCATTCTTGATATATCCAAGAAGTCCCCAAAACTGGTCAGCAATGTCATTGAACAGGTCAAAGGAACTTGAGCCCTTCTTTGGCTGTGAGTGGAATTGCATAAATTGATTTGTCATAAGATATCCAGCATCATCGATTACTGCAGCCTTGCAAGGCATTTTTTTGAGTTGGCTTTTAATAACAGCAATTGCTTCAGGAATGTTAATCGTGGTCTTAATGTTCATTGTGTACTTGAACTGCTTGCGGAACGGCGGCCGCTTGTTTGCCACATTAACGTATAAAATTTCTTCTTCCCCGAAATTCAACAAGCTTCTTGTCTTGCCACTTCCGGATTTGCCGTAGAGTAAAACTGATTCTGCCATATTAGTCTCCTTTAATAACTGATTGTTCCTCCGTGAATAACGCAGTCCAGGAAGATAACTCCAAAGAGTGCCAGGAATATAAGCACTCCAATTACCATACCTTTTAGCCCTTCTTCGTGACGGACTACCCATAAGTGCATTTTGTCGGCCATTGCTGCCATTTGTTTCAGTGTCGGCCAATGCAGTTCTCGGCGTATCACGGCATCTTGGCCATCTGCTTCATTTCGGCCGTTAAAGCGTTAAGTTCTGCCTTGTTCTTTGCGATTTCTCTGCTCAGAATACCGATAGCATTGTCAATCACTTCGATAGAGCTATGGATAACTCCGGCAACATCAGGCACGTTTGTCAGTTCAAAGGATCTATTTTCTGCATCCTCTTTCTGCTGTGCGATTGCTCCATCAAGGTATGCTCTCCAGTAATTGATATAGTGCTGGTTGTCTGCGCCAAGACTCTGCTGGTAAATTTCTTCTTCCAGGCGTTGTTTCGCAAATTCGATTTTTGTCATCATCTGCAACCTCCTAAAAAAGTGCCTTGTAGAGAATGAAAAGCATTAAGCTACCCATTGCCACAACATCGATAATTGAGATTAAGATTTTGGTTGATTTAGTCATTTTGTTGCTCCTTCATAAATTGTGCATTTAATTCACATTTTTAGCGAAAAAAATAGTTTTTATTTCTGTCTGTGAAAGGCCTAATGCTGTGGCCAATCCAACTGCTTGCGACACGGTGAAATCGCTTTCTCCTTTAAGCTTGTTGTACAAAACTTCTCTGCTAATGCCTGATTTTTGCGATATTGCGACCATTGTCATTCCGCTTTCGTCAATTTTTGTCTTGAGTTTTTCTAAATCAATCATATTTCCTCCTTTCTATACCTAC